GTTCGGAGCCGTGACGTTCGAGTCAGCGGCGTACGTTGCACGGTATTCGTTGAAGAAGCTGAGTGGTCAGGATGCGATCGAAGGGTATCGTCGCTTCCATGTCCGTACCGGCGAGGAGGTGACGGTTGCTCCGGAATATGCGACGATGTCGCACGGAGTTGGGCGGACGTGGTTAGAGCAATTCGCTGACGATGTGTACCCGTTGGACCGCGTGGTGTCGCGTGGTCGGGAGGCTAAGCCTCCGAGGTATTACGACAAGCTCTTGTCGGATGTGGACCCGGTCTTGGCGTGTGCGTTGCGGGTGGAGCGTGCTCGAGATTTCAATTTCGAGGACGCGACGGAAGAGCGGTTGCGGGTGCGTGAGGTGTGTACTGAAGCGCGGTTAAACCTTTTCAAAGGGAGGTCGCTGTGAAAGTCGGTTTCCTGGTGTTGCTCGCCATCTACGATGCGAAAGTGGGGTTGTTTTTGACCCCTCATTTCGCGCGTAGCGCGGCGGAAGGTATCCGTATGTTCGCGGACGAGATCGGCCGCGAGGGTTCGCAGTTGCAGCAGCATCCGGAGGATTTCTCGTTGCATCGCCTGGGTGAGCTCGAGCAGCCCACCGGGGTGGTTGTGCCGGATGTGGCGCCTACGATGCTCTGTACGGGCATCGAGTTGGTGGCCCGTGAGGGCCTGAAGGTCGCCCAGTGAGGCTACCATCGGTGATGGGCCACACTTTTTCCCAGGTCCCGAGTGTTCAGATCCCGCGGTCGCAGTTCAATCGCACGTGCGGTAATAAGTTCACGTTCGACGCGGGGTATCTCGTTCCGGTGTTCGTGGACGAGATCCTTCCGGGGGATACGTTCGACCTGCGTATGACGGCGTTGACGCGTATGTTGTCGCCGTTGCAGGTGCCGATCATGGACAATATGTTCCTGGAGTCGTTCTTCTTCTTCGTGCCGAATCGTCTGGTGTGGACGAACTGGCAGAAGTTCTGTGGGGAGCTCGAGGACCCAGCGGATCTCGGGACCGATTACACGGTTCCGCAGATGACGTCGAACATTCCCGCGGTCGGTTCGCTGGCGGACTACATGGGTTTGCCGACTACGGGTCAGCCTGGTGGGAACTATTCGTATCAGTCGCTGCCGTTCCGTGCGTACAACTTGATCTACAATGAGTGGTTTCGAGATCAGAACTTGATCGATTCCGCGGTCGTGGATAAGGACGACGGTCCGGACACGCAGTCGGATTACGTGCTTCGGAAGCGTGGTAAGAGGCACGACTATTTCACGTCGTGCCTGCCGTGGCCTCAGAAGGGCACGGGTGTTTCACTTCCGTTGGGTACGTCAGCGCGGGTGGCGTCTGACGCGGCTCGTGGTTCGGAAACGGTGAGTGTGTGGTCGACGCCGGCGACGGCCGGGTACTTCGAGCTCGCGAACGATACGAACAAGATCGAGGTGAGCGCCAATGCGGGCGCGGTGACCGAGTCGTTGTACGCTGATTTGACGAACGCGACTGCGGCGACGATCAATCAGCTCCGGCAGGCGTTCGCCGTTCAGCGGTTGCTCGAGCGGGACGCTCGAGGGGGGACCCGGTATACGGAGATCGTGCGAGCTCACTTCGGGGTGATCTCCCCGGACGCGCGTTTGCAGCGTCCCGAGTACCTGGGTGGTGGTTCGACCATGATCCAGGTGACCGAGATCCAGCAGAACAATCAGGCCGCTTCTGGCGGCACGTTGGAGACCCCTCCGGGGTCGTTGTTCGCTCAGGTGAAGGCGGGTGCCAGTGGGCACGGTTTCGTGAAGTCTTTCACTGAGCATGGCTGGGTCTTGGGGATGATCTGCGTTCGCGCGGATCTGACGTACCAGCAAGGAGTCGAGCGTTTTTGGTCTCGCTCCACGCGTGAGGACTTCTACTGGCCGGCGCTCTCGCATATCGGCGAGCAGGCGGTCCTCGTGAAGGAGATCTACGTTTCCGGTACCGGCGCGTTGGACGACGCGGTGTTCGGGTACCAGGAGCGGTACGGCGAGTATCGGTACAAGCCTTCTCGTATCGGCGGTCTGTTGAGGTCTACGGCGGCGGGGACGCTCGACATTTGGCATCTGTCGCAGGATTTCGGGACTCAGCCAACCCTCAATCAGCTGTTCATTGAAGAGGATCCACCGTTGGATCGTGTGTCGGCGGTGACGACGGAGCCACACTTCGTGATCGATACGTATTTCGCGCTGAAGTGTGCGCGCCCGATGCCGCTGTTCGGCGTGCCGGGCATGATCGATCACTTCTGATGGATCCGGTGACGTTGGGCCTCGTGTACGGCGGGGTGAGCTCCGCCGGTGGTCTGGCGTCGGGCCTGTTGTCTGCCGCGGGTTCGTGGCAGACGAACTATCAGAACCGGCAGTTGGCTCGCCAGCAGATGGCGTTTCAGGAGCGCATGAGCTCGACGGCGTTGCAGCGGTTCACCGCGGACGCTCGAGCAGCCGGGTTGAACCCGGCGTTGGCGTACTCCCAGGGCGGCGCGAGCTCGCCCCAGGGGGCTTCGGCCCACATGGAGAACGCGGTAGGTGCCGGCGTGGAGGCTTTTTGGTCTGCGAAGCAGGCCGGTCAGGCCGTGAAGGAGTCGTTGGCCCGAACGGGCCTTGCTGAGGAGCAGCGGTACACGCAGCTCGATCAGCAGGATCTGTTGAAGGCTCAAACGCGTGCGGTGAAGGCTGGTGCCTTGTTGGACGAGCTCGCGGCTCCCGCGGCTCGTAATTCGGCTCGGGTGGAGTCGTCTAAGTACGGCGCTGGTGCGGCGTGGGTGGATCGTCTGATGTCGACGATCGGGGGCGCGGCCGGTGCCGCTGCCCCGTTCGGTCGTTTCATGAATTCGGCGCGCGCTGCGCGTCGGCCGTTGACCATCAACAATATTCGGAGGTAGGCGTGCCTATTCCTGCGAGGAATCCGCGTCCTCAGGTCGATTGTTCGACCATTCCGTCGAGGACGGTTCAGTCCGAGAAGGATTCGTGCGACATCAATAAGATTGTCGCTCAGTACCACCGTACGGGCGTGATGCCGCATATGGCGGCGCGTATGCCCGAGTTCGGTGATGTGTCGGAAGTCGGTGACTTCCGTGAAGCGATGGAGCGTGTTCAGTCCACTCAGAAGTGGTTTTCGAGGCTTCCGGCGAAGGTCCGGGCGAAGTTCGCCAATGATCCGGTCGCCCTGATGGATGCGGTCGGAGATCCGTCGAGGTATGACGAGCTCGTAGAGCTCGGGCTGTTGGGGAAGGAGGTTGAGGAGGCGAAAGCCTCGCTCGAGGCGGCTGGGGCGCCAGCCGCGGGCACACTCTCTACTTGATGTAAGTGTGCCAGATGACACCATAGGTTGTCATCTGTGGGAGTGAAGAGGGGGCCCGGGCAGACCGGACCCCCTTTTCGTTTTAGTCCGGCCCCCATGGTGGGCTGGCGTAAGGCCCTCGTGAGAGCCTTACTTTTTTCCTTCTTTCGGTTCTCCACGTTGCTGGAGTTCTTTCAGACCGGCGATGAGCTTTTCGGTCTGTTCGACGTTGCGTCGTTGGCGGATCAGCTTGCTCTCCGCTTTGTTGATTTCCATTTGGATTTCATGGAAGGTCATGGACATGGCTTCCTCGGGGGTGGGGTGTTGGGAGGGGTGTCCCCTCCCTGTTATCATTTATTGTGTTTCATTTGTTTTCTCTGTCAAGAGGTGTTTTGCTTTTGGCAGTCGCGCGTGCGCGTGCGCGATACGTGCGCGTGCGCGCGCGTTTCTAGTATAGCTTGTTCCTTTCATTTGAGTTTGGCGGTCCCCCTGGTGGCCGCTGTTTGTTCCTGTTAGGATAGAGCTCGTGCAGAGCTCATTTACGAGCGAAGCGAGGTGTTTTGTCTTTGTGGAGGAGCATGTATGCGACGGTCGGGTATGGGCGGAGCCCATTCGAAGAAGGTGTTCCGCCGGGGTGCGCAGCGCGTTCACCCCAAGAATGTGGCGGGGCGCCCCATGCGGGGCGGCATCCGCCTGTGAGTTGGAGAGCGTGGTATGCGCTCTTCTGGGCGGAGCAGGTTGATATAACTTGTCCGCTTTGGTGCGACTGTCGTCAGTCGCGGAATTAGTTGCCGTGTTTTCATCCGCTCCAGGCGTATCGCATCAACGGTGCGATGGTGTTCAAGAGGCCCGTAGGGGCCTCGGAGCCTTTGCGTTTGCCGTGTGGCCGTTGTACGGGCTGTCGGCTGGAGCGGAGTCGGCAGTGGGCCGTGCGTTGCATGCACGAGGCGAGTCAGTGGGAGAACAATGTATTCGTTACCCTCACGTATGATGACGAGCATCTTCCGGAAGATCAGGGTCTCGATGTTCGAGACTTTCAGTTGTTCGCGAAGCGGCTCCGGAAGGCGCGCACGGGGGATACCGTGCGCTATTTTCATTGTGGGGAGTATGGGGAGCGGGAGAAGCGTCCCCATTATCACGCTCTGTTGTTCAATGTAGAGTTTCCGGATAGGTATCAGTGGCGCTCAGACACATTTCGGAGTGCGGAGTTAGAGCGGTTGTGGCCGCTGGGTCACTCCGAGTTCGGAGCCGTGACGTTCGAGTCAGCGGCGTACGTTGCACGGTATTCGTTGAAGAAGCTGAGTGGTCAGGATGCGATCGAAGGGTATCGTCGCTTCCATGTCCGTACCGGCGAGGAGGTG